GCAAACCCAAATATTGATTATCAGAAAGGCGCGGCTATAACTGGTCGTAACTATATCGCATGGCGTTATGATGATCCTAAATATAAAAATGGCCATAAACACAGAGACAACTACTACAACCAATTAAATTCAAAGCTCGGGAATAAGGGTCTTGCAAATGATTTGGCATCACAAGCTAGAGAAATTGACCGTCAACAACAAGAGATACTGCGTAAGCGAGAATCTATTGCTTACAAATGGGCAGATGAGCGCAAGAAATTAGAAATTGATCTACAAAACGAATTGGCTTATATAGAGGAGGCCTACGGTAAAGACACCCCAAAAGCATTAGAGTATAAAGAAAAGGTTATTGCGGAATATGAAAAGAAAAAGAACGATCGTATTCAATCTATAGCAGATAAGTACTTGAGTGCATCACAATTAAAAGAGCGTCAAGAAATACGTCGTCACGAAAAAGCGATAGAGCAAATCAAGCTGGAGTTTGTAGAAGACGACCCCTCTCGTCAGCTATATTTAGATCTAGAAGCCAAAAAACATCAAGACGAGCTTAAGCAGATCCAGTGGGCTAATGACGCCAAGCTACGTGAACAAAACAAGTACATGCAAAGCATCCGTGAATCGATGCACAGCAACATGGATACTACCCTACAGTCATCCATTGACCGTACCATGAAGTCACAGCTGCGGCCAGAAGAATATGAGCAATGGCGACTTGGTGAAGATGAAGCTCAAGCTTATAACAGTGTTAGTAGTCAATATCGTAACCGGCAAGCCGAAATAAATAAAACTGGCGAACTTGGCGAATATGTACTGCCTGAAGAAGAGCGCTTTAAGCTACTTGAAGAAGCCAAGCTTGAGCACGAACAGAAGCTGTATGCTATTGAAGCTGAATTTGGCGCTAAACGCTTAGAGCTTGATAAACAGCAAGCTGCGATGAGAACTCAGATTCAATCATCAGCATTTAGTGATATGACTAGTCTTGCTTCAACCTTCTTTGGCGAAAATTCGCGCATGCACCGGGCAGCATTTGCACTAGAACGAGCATTTGCTGTACAAAAAGCAGTGATGAATATTCAAGAGACCTACTCTAATACATTCAACGCTATTTCAGCTATCCCAATAGTGGGGCCATATATTGCTGCACCTATGGCTGCTGCAGCTTCAGCCATGCAAGTTGCTAGAGCCGCCAATTTAAAAGGCATGTCAGCACCTAGTGTGGCTGGTATCGCCCACGGTGGTCTGGATTATGTACCCGAAACAGCGACTTATCTATTAAAAGAAGGCGAAGGCGTAATTCAACCCAAGCAGAACAAGGCATTGACCAACTTCTTATCCAAACAAGATAAAAACAGCGGCAGCAATATAACAATCAGTGAGAGTCCTCAGTCACGAGCCGAAGTCTCACAAGATAACGGACAAGTTACCGTTCAGATGGTCGATAGGATGATTAAAAATTCATTCAAAAACTTAAGAAACCATAACTCGTTTGAGTCTAAACAGATTCAACGGAACACAACAGCGAGGCCCCGTCGATGAATAGCTTTGCTTTGTGCCCGCTACAACGTGGCTATACGCCTAAACCAGCTAACAATATTTTAGAGCAAGAATTGGCCGGCGGCTTTGCACGTCAACGCATTGGTTTTGTTAATAGCGTACATGTCGTTGAGCCATCAGTATTACTCGACACTGCACAAAAGCAGGAATACTTCTGGGCATTTTGGAGAGGTCATCAGCGTAACCCCCGCCCTTTTCTTTGGCGTCTTATAGTTGACCATGTGCCGATGCAAACTTACATTTGTCAATTTATTGCCGGGTCACTGTCGGTTGGAGAACGTAGCGGCAAAGTCTACCAAGTTAGTTTTGGCTTAAGGCTTAAGCCAAACTATACTGGCCACGAGTTTGATCAGACGATTATTGACGCCTGGGAGCTTGGAGACCCATACGTTTGGGCTAACTTGCTAGAACGATTAGTTAATAAAGAGCTGCCCGAAGCACTGGGAGACAGATATGCCATCTTCAAGTAAAATTACTATCAATGACATTAAAGATATCCACCTCGACTGCTCACCAAGTATTGTCCCGCTTGAGACACTCGAGATTAGTCACAGCACATGGCCCGAGCCAATCCGCATAGTTACTAACCACGGCGACGGAACCGAAGCACTACTTGAAACGGGTGAAACCGCCTTTTTTGAGTTTGCTCCATTAATGCTGGATTTTGGCACAACATCAGATGACTTAGACCAAAGCATTAATGTCACCCTTGGCGATTTGGGCGAGATTGTACCCCCTCTTATTAAAAAGATACGTGAGTCAGAAAGCGACGAATTACCAGAAGTGATTTACCGCCGTTATGCATTTGACGCCTCGTCGATGACGTTTGCCAAAGCAGAGTCTATTAACACTACAAAGGGACTGTATGTAGAGCGGATGAATCGAGACCATCAAGCATCAACATTCGAAGCCAAAACCCCCGGCAAAAACAGTGTTGTTTGCGGCCGAACTCTAAACTTAAGAGATTATCCGGACCAGATGGGGCTCTTATGATTAGCATAGATCCTTTACTAAAGAAGAAATTTGACCGAGATCATTACCATTGTGTGCATTTCACTGTTGATGCCGGTAAGCACCTGTTTAACTACGATTTTAGTCACTGTTTTATCGGTTTAACAGGCTCATTAAATGGACCACTAAACCTATCACGAACAAACTTTGAGCAAGCTGAACAGATAGAAAGGCCCAAACTTGGTTCTATCGTATTAATGCTCACTTTAGATAATAAACACCATGTCGGGATTTACTACGATAATCGTGTGTTGCATCTAAGCGAAACCGGCCCCCGTTTTGAGACATTACGTAGTATCAAGCGCCAGTATAAAAATTTAAGGTATTACCATGTTAAAGATTTTCAATAACGAGCTTGACGCAAGCGAGTTTGAAATGCGTGAGTACGATTGTCTGCTTTCAGAGTGGATGCAAATACGTGAGCAATACCCACAAGCCCGTCTTTATAAAGATGTAATCTGTATCCAAAACGACATCACACCTAAGACACGTGAACAAGCCTGGGCGCTAAAAGACAAAACTGGCGAATATCAGATTTTGTGTCACGCAGGTGATCCAGTAACCACACTTATTGTCGCTACTGTATTGGCCGTCGGTACCGCCGTTTATACCTACATGAACATGCCTGACGTCAATGTGCCAGATAATGCTGAGGTTTCAGGCTCACCCAATAACAGTTTGTCTAATCGTCAAAATAAGCACCGGGTCAATGAGCGTGTAGCTGATATTTATGGCAAAGTAAAAGCCTTACCTGACTTAATATCATCAGTGTATCGCTATTACAAAGACAATATTCAAATAGAGGAATGCCTTTTAACAATTGGTACCGGCTATTTTTATATTGACGAAAAAGATATTAAAGAGTCTGAAACCCCTGTCAGCACCATCGAAGGCGCATCTGTCAGCATCTATGAGCCTGGCCAATCATTGCTCAGCGACAACCCACAGATAAAAATCGGCACTGCATTTGATAAAAAACCACTTGTCACCAAGCAAGTTAGCTCTATTGATGGCCGTCAAAGGCTAATACCGCCGAACAGCCAATACGTCAGCTACTTTGGCTCAACTATAATTAACAATGGGTTTAGTGTCCAAAGTCGACAAGGATATAGAGAAGATTTTAGATACTTTGAAGACAGTTTTGTCAAAGAGTTCTTCCAAAGAAACGCAAACTTCACAGAGCTATTTGAGAGTGGCGAAGAAGTAATTATTAGAAATACAACCATGGTTGATGATGCTGACACCATCATTACGTCAAATGTAACTGTTCAAGCCAATGGCCAGATACACTTGCAAACCTCACAAAACTTAGCTGATACAAACACGTATGAGCGTATAGCAATATCTGCATTATTACTTACAGATAGCGAGCAAGTAAACATTACCAATCCGGATACTACAGAACCTGGACATGAAGTTGTATCAAGGTCAGACACAATTGACTTGGCGGGTAACTATTTAATAGAGAGTCTAGAACAGGTATCCGATGGATATATGCTTACATTGGACGAACCTGAAAAAGTAAACATCAACTTTAGCCGACTAACTAAAGATTATGAATCGCAAATATCTGCAGCTCTAACAAACAAGTCTCGAATCATCAATTTTGATGGCACTTACACTATTGCTAGTGTCACAGAGACCACTATCACTCTTG